ACTTACTGGTGTGCTCCCCACAAAGGAGCAGGCATGATCGGCACTATTCACGTTAACTAACTATGGCATACAATGTTACTCTCCAGTCTCCCGATGGCACTGAAACTACCATCCAATGTGAGGCAGATCAGTACATTCTTGAAGCAGCAGAAGAGGCAGGTGTTGACCTCCCTTCATCATGTAAAGCAGGCGCTTGTAGTGCTTGTGCAGGGAAACTCATCTCTGGCACCGTAGACAATGAGGAGCAATCTTTCCTTGATGATGATCAAGTTGAAGAAGGTTGGGTCCTGACCTGTGTGGCATATCCCACCAGCGACTGTGTTATTCTCACTGAGCAAGAAGAGAATCTCTGATGAATCACGCGGATCATTCGACCTTCGAGCATATTATTCACATGTTACTTTGCTGTATTGCTGGTCTAGGTATCGGCACCCTCGCTGTATGGGGATACAATAAAATCAAAGATTCAAAAAATCACAATCCATAATGGAACATTTACTTGGATGGGCACTTGCTATTGTGGCGGTGCCTTTTGTTTTAACGACAATCTATTTCGGATCTAGGAAAGGTGGATACTATGACACCGATATGTACAAAGGAAATGGAACCGCTCACTAAGAAGCGGTATTGGTTTGCTATGTCATCTTTTTCTAGAATGTTTGGGGTGCCAAACGTCACTCAAGAAATGTCCGACTTTTGTTTAGGTTGGGCATTACATGACGAAGAAGCACCACTTGATTGCTTGCATCACGTTGACCGATATTTTAGAGACCTATGGACAAGGTGACATTGATTGTTAGACATACCATGGAAACTCCATGGACACTCGGAGCATTAGCAACGTTATTGATTGTTGTTCCTATTGTTGGTATATGGGCAATCCATAAATACAACTGGGAGCACTGGGAGCCATTTGTAAAGCGCCATGAATCTCATACTCCGCCCACTGAATGACGTAAACGATCCAGTATGGAGCGTGATACTTAGCATAGTATTGCTCCTCATTGGAGTTTTTTATGTAGTCGCCTATATATTAGGAATCGACGAGAAAGAATCGCATGGGCGCAATGAAACCCCCGAGCAGGAAGAGCTGCTACAACTTCCGAGTGACGGAGATAGTGAAAGTCCTTGATGGAGACACTATAGATGTACTTATCGACTTGGGATTTGATCTCTATAAAAAGGAAAGAGTTCGTGTCGCTGGTGTTGACACTCCAGAGAAACGCACAAAAGACGCAGAAGAAAAAGCACTCGGATACGACGCAACCAACTGGCTCAAAGAGAAATTGGAAGGCGCTATTTCTGGTGACGATGAGCTTACTATTCGCACAGAGCTTGTTGGCGGTGTGGGTAAGTACGGTCGCCTTCTCGGTTGGTTATACATTGGGGACGCAGAGCTCTCACTCAATGAGCAAATGATTGAAGAAGGATATGCTTGGCCCTATGATGGTGGCACCAAGCAAAAGGACTTTGAAGAGTTGCGTGAGATTCGTCGCGCACATGGCACATTAGTGGAGTGATATGCAACCGTCTGACATTTATCTTGGTAATCCTAATCTAAAGAAGGCAAACATTGCTCAGAATTTTACACCTGAGCAAGTTGAAGAGTTTGTCAAGTGTAGTCAGGATCCAGTGTATTTTATTAAAAATTACATTCAGATCATCTCTCTTGACAAAGGTCTTATTCCTTTTGAGTTGTATCCATTCCAAGCGGAGATGGTTACCAAGTTTCATGATAATCGTTTTAACATTGCGAAACTGCCACGACAGTCAGGTAAGTCCACAGTTGTGACTGCCTATCTGTTGTGGTATTCGCTGTTTAACGACAACGTGAATATTGCCATCCTTGCTAACAAGGCAGCGACGGCAAGAGAAATGCTTCAGCGTTTGCAACTATCATATGAAAACCTCCCCAAGTGGATGCAGCAAGGTGTTGTCAACTGGAACCGAGGCAGTCTGGAATTGGAAAACGGCTCTAAGATCATGGCTGCATCTACTTCCGCTTCTGCTGTCAGGGGCATGTCTTTTAATATCATTTTTCTGGACGAATTCGCCTTCATTCCGACTCACATTGCTGACGAGTTCTTTAGCTCTGTGTATCCTACTATCTCTTCTGGTAAGTCTACAAAGGTGATCATCATCTCCACGCCAAAGGGGATGAATATGTTTTACAAGTTGTGGCACGACGCTGAGTTGGGTCGCAATGAGTATGTCACTACCGATGTCCACTGGTCTGAGGTGCCTGGTAGAGACGATAACTGGAAGGAGCAGACGATACGAAACACGTCTCCCGAGCAGTTTAACCAAGAATTTGAGTGTGAGTTTCTCGGATCTGCAAATACACTGATTGCTCCGAGCAAACTCAAGACACTTGTATATGAAGATCCAATCACATCTAGTGCTGGATTGGATATCTGGAAAGAGCCAGTCCCAGAGCATCAGTATGTCATTACTGTTGACGTTGCTAGGGGTCTGACTAAAGACTATTCTGCCTTTGTTGTATTTGATACGACAACTATTCCATATGAGATTGTTGCCAAGTATCGAAACAATACAATCAAACCACTTCTATTCCCAAATGTCATCCATCAAGTTGCTTGCAACTACAATCACGCTTATGTGATGGTGGAGGTCAATGACATTGGTGGGCAGGTAGCAGACATCTTACAGTTTGATCTTGAATACGATAACCTTCTGATGTGTGCCATGCGTGGTAGAGCAGGGCAGGTTGTTGGTCAGGGATTCTCTGGCACTAAGACACAACTTGGTGTCAAGATGAGTGTTACTGTTAAGAAGTCTGGGTGCTCAAACCTGAAACAACTTTTGGAATCTGATAAACTGGTATTCACCGACTACGATATTATCGCTGAGTTGACTACCTTTATTCAACGAGGTCAAGCATGGGAGGCAGAAGAGGGATGTAATGATGACCTTGCCATGTGTCTGGTTATCTTTAGTTGGTTGGCATTAACCGATTACTTCAAAGAGTTGCATGACAGTGATGTAAGGCAACGTTTGTATTTGGAGCAGAAGGAGCAGATCGAAGCAGACATGGCACCGTTTGGATTCATCTCCGATGGATTTGAGGATACCAGTTTTGTAGATGATGCTGGTGATAGATGGCATACTGATGAATATGGTGACATGTCATACATGTGGGACTATAGATAGTGGATATTGAAGACCAACTAGGACTAGAGCATTTATTTCTCACTCAGAGAAGATGTAGGTCATGTGGTAAGGTCAAAGATTTATTGGAAGACTTTTATAGGACTAGAAAGGATAGGACTGCATTGTCATCATATTCCTATGAATGCAAACGCTGCACAATCCTGAGGATAGTTGCAAGTCGTATGACAAATCGGGTATTCGATAAGTGGGAATATCCTGACTGGTAGTATGTTCATGCATTGTTTCCCCACTGAAAAAAGTCTTTTTACTAAATATTTGTAGCATCCGAAATTGACCACTAGGAGACTTACAGATGGCTTCAACGCAACAATCCCCAGGTGTTGTCGTACTTGAAAGAGACCTAACCAACGTAGTGAATGCGACGATTGACAACGTTGCTGCTATTGTTGGATCGTTTGAAAAAGGTCCTGTCGAGCAACTGACAACCATCACTTCCGAGAAAGAGCTTCTTGCTATTTTCGGTCGTCCCAACGATTCTAACTTCGAGTACTGGTTTAGCGCCGCCCAGTATTTGCTCTATGGTGGCACCCTCAGGGTTGTCCGTGCCATGAGCAACTCGCTCAAAAACTCTATCGATACTGCTCAGTTTACCGACGCTACTCTGAGTGCCACAGATACCACTGTGACAGTTAAGTCAACCACTGACTTTGATGTGCTTGACCTTCTTCTGGTTGATGCTGAAATCATGTCTGTCGCTTCTGTGAGTGGCAACGACGTGGTGGTTTCTCGTGGTCAACTTCAAACCGCTGCTGTGTCCCACGCCGCTGGCTCTCAGGTTACCCTGATCGAAGCCGCTGGCACTGCTTCAACAAT